TTAGGCCGATGGAACGATGACGGAAATACTGAAACGGGCAAGGGAACGCAACTTTCCGATTCATACCTGGTGTTACAAGGAAACGAGCGCGGCTGGTGGGTGGCTCTTGCAGTCAGAGATTGAACGGAAACGCTTAGAGGTGACAGATGCGCAGTGGCTCACAGAGTATGATCACCAGGAACCGTCACCAGAAGACCGCGCTATTCGCCCTGAAGCGGTGGCCGCGATGTTTGACAAATCTCGCGGCCACTGGGTAGGCGGCAATCAGGAATACATCGAAGTTGAACCGCCGGTACAGAGATGCGTTGCTTGTCAGGAAGAGACGAGCGATGTGGAAACGAGCAAGTGCCCTGCTTGCGGTGGGAGAGATCTGGAGAGCGCAACGTACAGCACGGGGGCAGACTGGGCAAGGAAAAAAGACTGGACAGTGATCGTGACGTTCCGCACCGATGTTACCCCGATGCACCTGGTGGCCTTTGAACGTTGTGGGCGCTTGCCCTGGCCGGTGATGGTAAGCAAGTTTGACGAACGGGTACAGCGGTATCCAGGACGCGCCGCCCACGACGAAACTGGCATCGGGGATGTGGTGAGAGGGTTTATGAAAAGCGGCGGCGTCGAAGGTGTTATAATGGTAGGGCGGGCGCGTTCGGATATGCTCAGTAACTACATCTCTGCTATTGAGCGCGGGGAATTTGTTGCGCCGATGATTGACTTTATGCACGACGGCCACAGGTACGCCAGTGTGGATGACGTATACAGGGAGGGGCACTTGCCCGATGACATTGCGGCTGGCGCTTTGGCGAATCACGGCGCTAGGAGGGGGATGGGGTTTTGGTAGCAAAAACGACCATCTACATCGTTGAGAATAATGAACTCGTAGAGTATAACCGCCTGGGACAGTGTAACCGATGCGGGGAGTGCTGCGGTATACACAACACGATTAAGTTTTCTATGAAGGTGTCATTTGTGGATTCACTACCAGAAGAGGGAGAAGAACAGGTTTGCTCAAAAGAACCAGCAGATTGGTCTAATTGGGAAGGCTGGTCAATAATTTACGGGCAGGGCACTTGGTTCTGGTTCAAGATTAGTTCAATAGATGATACGCCACACCCCTGTCCCTCACAAGATGAATTAAGCGCTTGTACCATCTGGAAAGACGAAGATGATTTTAGGCCCATCTGCCGTTACTGGCCTTTTCACCCTGACAACTTGATAAAGTTCCCCAATTGCGGGTTTAGTTTCGAGAGGTGCGAAGGTGAGTGAAACCAGATGCTTGTACCACAGAGACGCAGACAAGACGCTTTGTGGTGAACCTAATAATGATTGGCTCACGGCGTCTATCTCTTTTTCAGTTGAGGAGCTATGTCCGCATTGTCTGGATAAACTGCGTGACATATCACATACTGGAGTGACTAAATCATTCTCTGAGCGGTTAGGAGATCGTTCAATTACGCCAGAGGCCATAGAGGCGATCAAGACTGTTGAGGCTGCCGGTTTGCATTGGCGAATGAGTGAGAATTCCCTTGAGCAAAAGACCTTTTTTATCGGCATTCGTTTGCTACCCAATGCACTCACGATAATTGATACGGTAGGTGACGATCTATCCGATGCAATATGCACCGCGTATCAACTACTTTTAGTACGATTGCCAGAAGTTGAGCGAGCACTGGAGTAGCCCTAATGAGTCTTTGGCCTATCGTCGTAGCAGAATGTAGCAATTATCCGTGTGGTGAACGGCGTAGCATATTTGATTACGGCCTAGACTTTGACGACGATCAACAACTTTTTCTAGATGCCCTGGTCGCTGATGGATGGTACGTTACTTTTCGGGCTGAGGAAATTGAGGCAGATGATGACGGGTTTATTGACCCGTATTGCCCGAAGTGCGTCGAGGTAGGCAAGATGTGGACGAGACGTGATCCGGCTTATTGTGGGGAGGGAGTAAAGATGATGAGTGTGCAACCGACAGGACGAGGTTCATCCTATTCTTGGATGCTTTTCGAGCAGGGCATATCGGCAGAGAGGGTGCGTGAGCGGATAGCGGAACTTGAACAGGAACAACTTGCCGCTGCTCAGGAAAAGGCTGCTCTCTTATCTGGACTGTTTGGCGTTATTCAGCGGATTGACGAGGTATTAGAAGATGATGGCAGCGCCGGGGAACGGAAGAAGGGAAAACGCACTATGTAGAAATAAACAGGTGCGATTGTGCATCTGGTATGCGCTGTGATTGTGGCTCGATTCTAACACAGGATGACGTTGAGGAGGTTGTCAATGATAAAGACAGGAAAGAGTCTTGTATTACAAATACGAAATGTAGCCGGTGACTGGATACGCAAATTATTTACCAAAGAATCTAGTCCCAAGTTTCCGAATCCTAGAGAATACTGGACTGCGGGAGGATATGAACCGTATACCTGGACGCCAGCCGATATAGAGGCGGCAATAACAGAAGGGTGGACAAATATTCATCTTCATAAAAATGACGAGTATCCCTATCTCAAAGGAGTTGTATCGGGAAATGACCCAGAAGACAAAGGTAACTGGTATCTCCCAAAGTTGTCTCATCATTTGCCGCTCTGCGCCATTAAAATTGGCGATATACCACGACCTACTCGCATTACAGTTGAATTTGGTGACGAGATTAAAGAGAGAGAGATCGAATGGGATGGCGAGAAAGGCGTGGTAAAATGGATTGACAAAATGTGAGGAGAGAGCGGATAATGAGTAGTTTCCTCAGCTTATTGCAATTTATGGAGCTTCAATTAGGAAATGAAACTAAGTATGGCCGCCTTGTTGACACCGGATCGTTAAGGAAGTCTTTATTGCATCCCGGCGAGGCAGTTAAACGCAAGCCGCAACACTGTGCATATTGCGGTCGGGCAAAACTGATAGGTGTATTGTGCTGCAAGAACTGTGGCAGTGATGAATGGGAATAAGAAAGGCAGGTCAAATGACTACTAACTACATCCGCTGTACCGCCTGCCAAACCCCTATCGCTGAAGTGCAAAACGGTTGCCTGGTCGTCAAGGCCAAGCATCACGGCCAGGAACACACGACCGTCATCCCTATCACAAACCTGGTGCGCCGCTACTGTGGTACTGAGGAAAAGGGGCGCAAGATATTACGGTTGCTTGAGATGGGGCCTGCCCCGGCGGTTGAACTGGTGGCGGCGCTGTATTGTTTCCCCGATGATATTGCCATAGCGTTGAACACACTAGAAGGGCTTGGACTTGTGCAGAGGGAACAGGTTAGGGGTAGAGATATATTTGAGTTGACTAAAGGAGAAAAATGACCAAAAAGAGTAACACTAACTTGACATCCACGTAATTTTGTGATAACCTACCAGGATAACAACAAGGGGCAAAACTTGTTACAGATAAAGGAGAATGATAATGGATGAAATGACAGAACGTGAGGTAAAATTGGAAAAGTTCAAATTGTTTCTGTTCCAATACCTTAATGATAATCTAAAAGAAACGGTAGTCGGTGAGCGGAAGGTTGATTTGAAAGCTGCGGAATTCCACGCAAACCAACTTGTCTTGCGTATCATCCAAGAGGTCTATGGCGAGACGTTGGAATGGGTTAAAGTTGAGTATCCCGCTAACTGGCTAGAACACGCCAAGAAACGGTTTGCTCCTGCGTGGTTCAAGGCGAAGTGGCCCGTACGTCTCGGATATACTGTTATTGAGATGCGTGCATTGTACCCGAAATTATCCCTACCCACAGAGCCGCACAGCCTGAAAGCGCACGTTCGCCAGTCTGAGCCGGGGGCTTGTGTGTCGATGGAATTTGATTCTGAGCAAGGAGAGCAAGATGGATAAAAACGTATCTGTAGAACTAAAAGAGAAAATTCTCAGTTACTATGAAGAGAACAAAGAAGACCTACTGAATTACGCTAGATCAATTCATTCAGAGCGTCGCTATTTGACATTCCCTGTAATCATTGGCGGTGTGATGGATTGGATACGATTTGATACTGAGGAAAACTGCTTTGTTGGAATAACTATCTCTGCCACACAGATAGCCGACGCTCCTTCAGTCGGCTGGGTGCCACTTGCTCCTTTTTACAACGGTGCTGTGATGAGTGAAAAGGCAACGTTTGTTACTATTCCGCTTGCTTGACATCCACGATATTTTGTGTTAAACTAGTGTAGTTACAACTAAATACTGAGCGCCTATGAGCGCCCCGCTTGTGTGCCCTGAGCACCTCAAGCGGGGCTTTTTTGTGTTTATATGACAAGACCAAACGCAATTGAACGGGCAAAAATAGCACTGAACGTTTTCCGAAACGGCTTCCCTCAGAAGAGTACAGGCTCCAGAGAGAAGAAATCAGCGCCGTTTATCTGGCCGAACTGGAGAAACGAGCAACCGCAGTGGCAACTCTGTGATTATCAGGCATACGTTAAGGAGGGGTTCAATCTCAACTCAGTCGTGTATAGTTGCATAATGTACAAAGCTCGCTCTATGATGCAAGTGCCGTTGCGGGCCTACACCGGGACACGCGAGAATCCAGAGATGTTACCAGAAGACGATCCGCTTTCAAAACTGGTAACACGCCCCAATCCACACCAGGGATTTGCAGAGTTTCAAGCTCAGTGCGAGGTGTACCTTAACATTTCAGGGAATTGCTATGTAGCCGTGGAAAGAAAACCGGGAGAAGATGTGCCGGTTGCCCTGTATGCACTTCGGCCAGATCGCACTTTCGTTGTGCCACTTGGCAGGCGCGAGGTAGGCTATCTCTATGTACCGGAGGGCAAGACCTGGGAGAAAGGCGAAGCGATTCTGAGCAAGGATATGATGCACGTCAAGCTACCCAATCCGCTTGACCCGCTCGAGGGAATGGGACAAGGTTTATCGCCCATCTCACCAGTCGCCAGGAGTGCCGACGTCGACAACTCGGTGACGCATTTCCTCAAGTTGTTTTTCGACAAAGGTGTTATTCTGCCCGGCATCATCAGTGTCAAGGGATTCGCTGACGAGGCTACTGCTTCCCGTATCAAAGAACGCTACAAGGAGATTTACGGCGGTTATCGCAACTGGGCCGAGGAAATTGCGGTGTTGGATGAGAGTGCAAGTTATGAACGCATCGGTCTATCGTTTGACGAGATGGGGTTTCAAGTAATTGACGAACGAAACGAGAGCCGTATCTGTGGACCTTTTGGTGTTCACCCAATGCTTATCGGGACGCGGCTTGGTTTGTTTAGAAGTACAGAATCTAACTACCCTACTGCCCGGCGCGGCTTCTGGGAAGATACACTGTACCCAGAGATGAAACTGTATGAAGATGAATTTCGTTACTATTTGCAGGGTGGAAATAGTTGGGTGGCTTATGATTTCAGCGACGTGCCAGCATTGCAGAAAGATGTACCCGCGCTCGTTACAGCGGCGTATACGATGTTTCAAATGGGAACACCCGCCGATGAAGCGTTTGCCGCTGTTGGGCTTAAAGTTCCGCCCATCCCCGGTGGCAACCGGGGGTATTTGCCGTTCAATCTGATGGCAACGGGTTCGTCAGAAACGCCACGACTGCCGGAGCCGTCCGATCAACCCGTCGAGGCAGAGGAAGACGAAGAAGATCGAAGCGGTAAGGTTAAAACGAAAGCCAACCGCTTAATGCAGGAACAAAAAGCTGCCTTCTGGAAACAGATGGACACTCAGGCTATTTCCTGGGAACCGAAGTTTGGAGACGCTGCCAACGGCGCTTTTGCCCACGACCTCCGCGAGATACTAGCCATCGTCCACGGCGCAAAGTCAAAGGCGCTGGAAAGCAAAGCGACGATTGCCTGGAATGAAACTCTCTTGCGCGTCGAGGATTATTTAGCGATGGGCGGCCTGGAAAACTGGCGCGAGACTTTCGCTCCTGTGCTGGCGGGACTAGTCGAAGACCGAGCCAAGCAATTGAATATTGAGTTTGGTATGTCATTTGACGTTGAGAACCTGTTGGCCGAAGAATGGTTTATGCAATACGTCATCGAGTTTGCCCAACCCATTCTCGACACTACGAACGAGGCGATGCGGATTATGTTCCAGCAGTCGATGGAAGAGGGCTGGAGCATTCACGATATGACCAAGAATCTGGAGGCGATGTTTCAGCAGTGGATGAAGGGTGATTTGACGAAAGAGGACTTTGAATGGTACGCCTCTCGAATGCCCTTTTATCGCCGTGAAAACATTGCCCGGACTGAAACTGTAGGAGCATCTAATACCGGTTCGTGGGAATTGTACAAAGCGTGGGGCGCACCAGGGAAGGAGTGGTTGGCGACGGGTGACAAGAGGACGCGAGATGATCATAAACCGCCGACCAGTGGGCAAGTGCGGCCTATTAACGAGCCTTTCGACGTGGCTGGGATTCCAATGCAGCACCCTGGCGACAAGAGCGCGCCGCCCGAACAGATTTGTTTTTGTCGGTGCACGGTCTTGCCGGTACTGGAGATGTGATGGCAATGATTAGCTTGCAGATTGACTTCGCTCGGTGTGCTGGATGTGACTATCCTATGCGCTGTGACCTGTTGGTGGTAGCGCCACCGAATAGCAAACACGCCGGGAAACAATTATGCCGCCGGTGTCTCAGTAAGATAAAACCGGGGCCAGTCGAGACAAAAAGTGAGGACTAATAAAATGGAACGCAAGACATTTTCTGCAATGGTAACAAAGTCAGACGAGGCGCAAGGGATCGTCGAGGCGGTTTGGGCTGTGATGGGAAACGTGGACGAGGGCCTTGACGTTATTCACCCTGGCGCATTTACGAAGACGTTTGCCGAGCACGGGCGAAATGTGAGTGTGCTCGACAAACACCAGACCGATAGTGTATTGCGTGTCCTGGGCCACCCAATGGCCTTTCGGGAATTGGGGCGTGATGAACTCCCTGTTGAGATAAAATCCAGTTGTCCCGATGCAACAGGTGGGGCCTGGGCGCGTATCAAGTTCAATATGAAAACCCAAAACGGAAGCGAGGTTTTCCACTTGCTCGAAGCTGGCGACGTAAGGGAATGGAGCTTTGGGTATGACGTGCTCGATTGCGATTTCTCGAAGGCCACGAAGGAAGAGCAAGAAGTTACCGTTCGTAATCTTCGCACATTGAAACTGTGGGAGATTTCCCCCGTCATCTGGGGTGTGAACTCCGAGACTGCTACGACAGGGACAAAGCAGAAAGAACAAAAGCCCTGGGATATTTTCCCAGAGAGCGAACAGTTTTGTGTCTACAAGGTAGACGAGGAAGGCAATCAGACTGGTGAAAGTCTGGGCTGTCACGACACAGAGGAAGAGGCGCAAGCGCAAATGGCGGCGCTGTATGCCAACGAAGAAACAGATAAACAGATGACAGAAGAAGACAACCCCGAAATCGTACCAGAAGAGGAGGGGGGATTTTCTTGTGAGTGCATCGAGTGTGGCTACAAGATGGAATCGAGCGAACACTGCCGGGATGTAAAATGTCCAGAGTGTGGGGGGCAGATGCGACGGGCCGAACGACCGGGCGAAGGTGATAAAGAGACGGATATTGACGAAATTGTGCTAGATGAAGACGAAAAATCAGGGCGTTTCATACTGGTTATCAAAGATCATCTCACTGATATGGAAATGACGGCTGAGGCTCATAGATTCAACGAATGGCTAGACGGCAAAGAGCGTGGATTTGTAGCCAACGCTAAATGTCAATTGATCCGGTTGCCAGATGTCAACTCATATCCAGATTCTAAGGCCGGGCGTGTTCTAGCTCAACGCAACGCCGACCGTCTAGTAACAGCACTTGGCACAATACTCGAAATACTAGAGGACGCTGGTGTGGAAGTTCCAGGCTGGGAGAAACTACCCCAATCGAAACCACCACCAGATAAAACCGCACCTGACAAACAGGCCGCGAGTAAAGAGTCAATCGCAGCGCAGGCCGGGCCAGATGATAGTCTACCCACCTCAGACGAGTTGACGTTGTTGGATATTCACAAAATAAGACTAGCCTTGACGGGTTAGCTGAGATGGAGGATTGACTAAAATGGAAATCACAGAAACCAAGATCGCCGAGATGAAGGGGCAAGGAACTTTCTTGCTCAATGAAGCCCAACCTGTATTGCTCAACGAAGAAGCATCAGCAGAGGAAAAGCAGGCTGCCCGCGCCAAAGTTGAGCAAGCTATAGCAATCACAGCAGACATCGATTCCCTGCTTCAGATCAAGCAGGCGAGCAAGGCGTTTATGTCCACCACCGTCCACGACGATGATCCAGAACTGCAAAAGCCACAGGGGTTCAAGACCTTGGGTGAATTCCTTCTGGCTATCTATAATTCTGCTCGAGGTCAGCACGACAACCAGCTCAAGTCGTGGAGGGACCCGACTGAACCGGGGACGCCTGTTCGACAGACGAGCGGATGGAATGAATTAAAAGAACAAAAAGATCTGGTCGAAAGCGTGGGGGCTTCTGGTGGCTTTCTCGTTCCTGTAGAGCAAGGCACTGAACTGTTCTTTATCAAGCCGCCTGAAACTATCGTCCGCCAGCGTGCTACCATCATCCCTATGCGTCGCCGGACGATCCGCTTCCCCTCGCTCAACCAGACTAGCACGACTAGCGGACAGCCTCACTGGTGGGGCGGTGTGCTGGCGAAGTGGACCGAGGAAGTTACATCGAAGACCGAGACTGAGCCGACCTTTCGCCAGTTGACTTTGACGGCGCACAAGCTGGTCTGCTATACTGAGGCCGGTGATGAACTGCTCGAGGATTCTGCCATCAGCCTGGAGGCTCTCTTGATGCAAGCCTTTCAGGGTACGATCAACTGGTATGAAGAGCAGGCGTTTGTGAACGGAACCGGAGCAGGGCAACCCCTCGGCGTCATCGGTGCACCCGCTACCATCACAGTCAACCGTGCTGGGGCGAATGCTGTTGTCCTCGCCGACGTGGTCAATATGATCGAGTCGTTCCAGGGCGTTAGCCCAGTGTGGTTTGCTTCCCGGCAGTTGCTCAGTAACCTGATGCTGCTGAACGGCCCGGCAGAGAATCCGAGTTACGTCTTTATGCCCAGCGCCCGCGACGCGATGCCGCACACCCTGTTCGGGTATCCGCTCATCTTCAATGAACACTGCCCGGCGCTTGGAACGGCTGGCGATCTCATCCTGGCTGACTGGTCGAAGTATTTGATTGGCGACCGCCAGAGCATCACAGTGGACAGTTCGAACCACTATAGGTTCCAAAATGACATCACCGCATGGCGCGCCGTGCACCGCGTGGATGGAAGGCCCTGGCTTTCCGCGCCACTAACCTATTCCGATGGGGTAACTCAGATTTCACCGTTCGTGATCTTGGGCGATCCGTCCAGTAGCTAATCGGAGGTATGACAAATGTATACAGCTAAATTTACAGAACTGAACGAGATAATCGCCGGTCTCTACCCGGCGAACAAAATCCCGGCAGCTTACAACTCGGCTTGGGCATCGTATGCAAGCCACCAGCGCGGGGTGTACCTCGTCCGTGTAGGTGTGATGGCGGCCACCGCGACACTGGATTTCAAACTGCAACAGGCGACTGACTCGTCTGGAACCGGTGCGAAAGACATCAGCGGCAAATCCATCACGCAGTTGACGCAGGCTGGTGGTGATGGAAGCGAGACCTGCGTGGTTGAACTACGCACCGCAGAGCTTGACGTGGACGGCGGCTTTGACTATGTGCGGGGTGTTCTAACGGTGGGCACGGCAAATGTCTACTGTGAACTCATCCCTATCAAGTTCGTTGCGGCCTATCCGCCCGTATCCACTTCGGCGCTTGCTGAGGTGATTGACTAACCGAGGCTTGACAAGGGGAGCGGGTATACATTGCCCGCTCCCCAAAGGAAACCTATGGGCAAGATCTACGTCAAAGCAACAGGTATCATTCGCGAGACAGACGAGCACGGCGATCAAGTGGTTTACCATCCGGGTAGCTGGGTTCCTGTTTACAAGAATCGTGCCCGCCAACTATTTGCAGCTGGACAGGCAGAGATTCCTCGACAAGACCGGTTTGAAGAAGCTATGCAGTTTGACGGCTGTGGGATTTTGGC